CTGCGCATCCGGTGCCAGCGTGCAGCCAAGCCGTGTTTCAAGGTAGGCTCGGTGCATGGCTTGGTTTTCGATGTCAATCATCTGGCCAGCGGTAACACCTGCCCCAACTGCACCCGCTGCGCAATCTCCGCCGCCTGCACCTGCTTCAACTGCGCCGCCGCTGACGTGTCCATGGCATCGGTCTGCGTCTTGACCGCCTCGCGCTGCTCCTTGCCCTGGTTGACCTTCTGCAACTGCCCCTGCGCTTCCTGCAATTGTTGCTGCAATTGCTGTGCTTGCTGTTGTCCCTGCTGTACCTGCTGCTGCATCTGCCCAAGCTGTTGCATCGTGTCAGGAAGCTGGTTTATGGCTTCTTCAAACTCGGTGCCGTACTTCGTGGTCCGCACAGTGAACAGCATCAGAGCCTTGGCAATGTCCGCTGGCAACTGGCCTGCATTGATCGCTGGCACAAGGCTTTGCAGCATGTCGCCGATGACCTTGCTCGTCTCATTGCGCTGCTCACGCTCAAGGTTGTCATCCTGCGCAATCGTCGAATCCGTCTCGACGTCCACCGCATAGGTGCGCAGGAAGTCGTTTTGCATGACCTGGTGCATTTCCGGCGTGACCTCAATTCCGGTCATTTGCTGGATCTGGTGCGGCTCAAACTTCTCGCTGATCACCTCGGCAATGATGCGGAAGCAATCGCGGAAAAATTGGCTGATCGTGTTCAGATATGGCGCAAGGCGGACATTCGACCATTGATCCTTGATCCGCTGCGCCGATGCCGTTTCGTTCGGGTTCGATGCCCCGCGCATGATGTCGGCAAGCCCGATCATCTCCCATAGCAATTGTTTCTGCCGCTCGAATTGATCAATCAGGTTCGCCAATACCTGCGCCTTTTTCGTCAGGTCAGGCGATGTAATCAGGTTCTCGCCGTTCTGGCCCCCGCCAGCGATGCCCAAACGCTCGGCAAGCCCAACAATGGGGAACCATGTCCCATCCTCGGCCTGGTTGACCTTCGCAATCTCCGAGAAACTCGCGTCGTAATAGCCCCAATCCTTGAGTTGCCGCGTCAACGATTCGATGCGCTTGGCGTACAGATTGATAAGTTTCAGCGAGCGATGAATGAACGAAAAATCAGGCTTTGGGATAACTTCTGAGCCTTTGACGTTCGCCATCATCGGCTGGGGCGATGCGAAGAATCCACGCAAGCCAAGCGGGTCCGGGCGCGTCTCCAAAACCTCATCGTACGCATCGCACAGGAAAATCACCGTGCGCGTGCGCTTGTCCCAAATCTCGTGCACACAGTATTGCTGTTCGTACTGGCTTGCGCTCAGCTTGGGATCGGATGGATTCTCGCCTCCCGAACTCTCAGGCAGCGTTCAGTCAAATTGCTCCTCAAGCTCCTGTTTGCCCATCCAATGGTCATACGCCACCCACGTCACTTGATCCCATGATGGGGTCGGCTCCCAGCGGAAGTTCGACCAGTGGATATACCGCTGGCTCAAGGTGCGACTGACAACCACCGATTGGGTCAGCGGCTCGCCATCAATGACAATCGGCTGCCCGGTCATCGGATTCAGGATCGGGATATCGTCTGTCTTGACCGCCATCTCGACCTTGGACTGACCAAGCCCGGAAACCAGAAAGTCATTGACCGCCTGATGCGCGTCCAGGTCATAGCTGGTCGTATCTTGCACGAACGCCAGCGCCCGCTCGGTCAGCGTGCTGATTGCCCGCGCCGTGCCGTCTGGCGTGTCCACGTTGCGCTTGCGCACGTCTGCACGCGGCAGCCGCGAAAACAGCGCAGCGTGCAGAACCTTGATGTTTGACCAGAACATCGGCACAACCTGCCCGGCCCTGCTTTCCACAAGCTGACCTACTTGGTCGTCATTCTTGCCGGTCTGGTAGAACGAGTTTTCAGCCTCCAACGCCTGTTTGCGGAACTTCTCGTGCGCCTTCTTTTCGCGCTCGATCCGCTTCAACCAGCGGTCGCGTTCGCCGGTGCGCTTGTCGTCGTCTTTCACAGCGCAGCCTCATCGCGTCGAATAGGGGTCATCATTTCGCCGATTGTCGGGAGTCTCGAAAAGTCCACTTTCTCCGGCTCCTTGGTGGGTGACGCCTGCCATGTCTTGTGCACGAACCGCCCGAACAGGCTGCACGCATCCACTGCATCGTCATGGCGACCGGCAGGGAACTTTAGTAACTGATTGATCACGCGCTCAGCCCAATCGAACTTCGGCCAGTACACGTACCCAGCGCTGCACAACCCTTGAAAGTTCACGCTGTGCGCCTCTTTGTTGCCCTCGTGGGCAAGCCATTGGGTTGCAACGAACACGCGCCGTTCACGGCTCTTGAGTGCCAGCAACGGCTCCACCGCACGCCTGATTGGCCCCATTTCTCCAACAAACCACATGGGTCGCCACCGCTGCGCCAGGTCCAACAACGCATCGACCCAAACATCGGATGTCGCCTGCCCGCTCCACCAGTCCAGCGCGTAGATAGTTCCGCGTGGATCGACGCCCCACACCGCAAGCTCAGTGAAGTCGCCCGCGCCTTCCGTCACCGCGAAGTCACCGGACATGTACACGTTCAAGTCCTTGGGCAGCGCGTCGTAGTAGCGGAACCACTCCCTGCGGAAGTTCAGCCCTTCCTCCGCGCTCGGCACCTGCTGATACAGGCTCAGCCAATTACGCGGTCCTTGGAATCGCTTTTCGCGCTCCCATTCCTCCGCTGGCTTGTAGTCTGTCCAAAGGTACTCTCCGACTTTGCGCCCCATCAGATCGCCGTCACGGGCTTCTGCTGGCAGACACAAAACGGTCCACTTCTCGCCAAACTTGTCCGTAAAAGTTCCGGATTCGCCTGCCCAATTGTCCGGAAGTATCCGACCGGCTGGATCGTCCTCATGCCATCGCGTCATCACCATGATGACCGCATAACCCGGCTTGCCGCGTGTGCGTAGATCGGCCTTGAACCACTCCCAGGCCTTCTCACGAACTAGCGCGCTGTCAGCATCCGCACGGCCCTTGATCGGGTCATCAAGGATCAGGATGTCGCCACGCCGTCCCGTCACCGATCCACCAACGCCGGTAGCGTAGTAGAAGCCGCCTGCGTCCGTGGTCCACTCGCCCTTTGCCCGCGTGTCCTCTGTCAGCGTGACCGGAAAAAGCTCGCGGAACTCGCTGGCCTTCACCAAGTCGCGCACCTTGCCGCCGAACATCGTGGCCAAGTCGCCGCTATAGCTCGCGCAGATCACGCCCTTGTTTGGGTACTTCCCGACGTAGTACGCAGGAAACCGGATCGTCGCGTACGTCGTTTTGGCAGAACCCGGTGGCATGAAAACCATCAGCCGCTGGATATTTCCATCAGCTACCGCGTCCAGTGCGTCACACAAGACCTTGTGATGCGCTGCCGGTGGCTCGTGTGGCGCTACGAACCGGCAGAACTCAGTGAGGCTTGCGCGGGCCTTCCTGCGCGATAGCAGGTGTGAGGCAGCCTGCTGTGGCGATATGTGCGAGTCGGTCATCGGATAGCTCGCTGGCTTCCATCGTGTGGCTGATGCTGCCGCTAACTTCGACGGGGATCAGGCGGGCCATGATCTTATAGAACTCGGTCGGATTTTCCCGAGCCCACGCGGTCAGGTTTTTCGTCCCGCCGATCCCATCAAACGCAATGCGCAAGGCTTCCTTGAAGGACGAGGTGAACTTGCTCACCTGTCCTTTCTTCTTGCCTTTTGGGTTACCGCTTTGCCCTTTCTTGAACGACATAAATCACTTGCTATTCGCTGCTTTTAGCAGCTTATTCAAGAACATCGCCGAAGATGAAAGCGTCCAGCGTTGCGGCAGAGCCATGCGCCACACCCACGCGAACGTACAGGCCCCACTTGCCTGCGGTGGGATCATAGGTGGGGGTCAGTGCGACCGCTGCGGCTGCGACGGTCTGATCCTTCGTGATGTTGGACGCGGTAAGCGTGGTGGCTGTGGCCGGGGTGACAATTGCCGTGCCGCCTGCCGATGCTGCCGTGTATGCGCCAATGGTGGCTGCCGAACCGGCAAGCGTGGTGCTTGCGTTGGTCAGGGTGAAGTTGCGAACATGGAACTTTTTGCAGTTGATCGGAACGAACGTATCGCCAACCGCGTTCAAGTTCACCGAAAAAGCGACGCCCAGTGCGCCGCGCCCATCGCTGCGGATGCTCATTGTGTTGCCCTCATTGCTGATTGTAGACGCCCAACAATTGGGCGAGTGTTTTACCCTGCGCTTTTGCCTCGGCTCGCAGTTCGCCGATTTCGCGATTTGGGAAAAGCTGCCGCTCACCCCTGCCTCTCATTCCGCCCGACAGCATGTTTTCGATATCGCTCATGGATGCCTGCCCAACACCCATGCCCA